GTGCAGAGTGGGGGGTGGTTAATTTGACCCCTCCCCCCCGTCTTCTAGCTTTGGGTAGACCATCAAATGAAATGGACTGAAATCTAAAATTAATTTTGTTGCTTGTTGTAATTTATTTTCTATTTCAATATCATTATCACTTGATAGTACGTTTGCAACATTTGCAATAAGTTCGCAAGTAAAATATTGATTACCCTGGTCGTATGCCAGCCACTCTGTCCACTGTGCAAAAGGATCGAATGGATTGTCAGATGTTGTTAATAAGCCTTTATTATCCATTAATCACCTTGATTGATACGCACAACAGAACTAACTGAAATGCCTAAAATACTAGCAATTTCATTATATGTGTAGTCACCACTTAATAATAATTGTTTAGCACGTTGCTTTACGTTATTAGGAATTTCTTTTCCACTATGTGGCATAAAACGATCACGTATTTCTTGACCAGTCAGTGCTAGTAGTATGGTGTTGATAACATTACTTGAAACAGCACCAGTCTCTATTGCTAACCACTCATCCTCACTCAGGTGGATAGCAGGACGTTCTGCTTTGACACGCATGCGTGCTGTTGATACAGCATAACCTTTATATTTCTTAAACTTATCTTTGTTTGCTTTAAGGTTAGGGTCTTTGAGCTTAGCCTCATCAATAATACGATTGGCTAATGTCATGGCTCTACGTTCATGTGGTTTTGCTTGAACAATCAATTGAACTTTAGCAAGCAAGCTTTCAACTGCTGCTTTCAACGCAATCTTAGCATGAGCATCCATCTTTTGAGTAGGTATGTTTACTGCTTCAGCCCTAGCCTTATTAGCCATATCCTTGATTGCATTTGCATGGGCACCATAGATACTCTCCATAAACGTACCACTACTCAGAGCCATAGCGTCTGGAGTCTCATCCATTTTTGTAGACGTCTGCTGTGCTACAGCGATACGTTCTACTAGATTACCATCCTTATCTAGTTCTTTAAAGCGATACTTCCTGTTAGATGGTATGTATGATAGCCGCCCAGTCTTAGGATCAATGATAGAACGTTTACGTTCATCTACCCACTCTGTCGATTTTGCACGTGAAACCAATGTGCTAGATCCGCCGCCTGGTTGACCATTTGGTTTAGGTTGGTACTTATCTTTCAACTCTTGAATGCCATGATCAATCGCAGATTGTTTGTAATTCAGCTTGTGTTTCTCTGCATCAATGACAACCATTGAATGTCGTACTGCTCTAACAATTTCAGGTAACTTTGCTTTGCGTAGGGTCATGTCTGTGATCAAGTTAGACACGATGCCCATCTCAATCTGCTTTCTGTGTTCAGATAATACGGGCATCCCTTCAAAGAATGGATACGACGCCTTGTTATCAAAATTAAGAAGCGCTGGGATGGCTTGTTCTGTTCTGATAGACCCGTCCCTATTAGGAATAACTATTACACTATCCCCATCAAAGTCAGCACCTGACAGCATTTTGGCTACGTTAGAGTTGATGCCGATAGCATCTCGGGCCATACCCGTTGTGTCAAGCCCCTTACCTAGTACGCGTCTAGCATCGCGGTTCCTATTGTTTACAACTAGTTGCGGAATTTCAAATTTGCCACCGTGCGGGTGACGTATCAATACAACATGTTCGCCATCTTTATATTTAGGCGCGTAAACTTCATTATCTTGTAATGAGTTAATAGGAACGATAATCGCCTGTGTTTGCCCTGGCATAGGGGCTGCTTTCAATTCACGGGCAGCAGTGTCGGCTGACTCTGCAAAATTTAATAGCAAGTGCCGACGTACTTCTCCGTTACCCACCCCCCGTATTTCTTTTAATTTCTCTTCTTGATGCGTAAGCGCCAAGCCCAACTGTTGTCTCGCTAGTTCGCTTGGTTGCTTGGATAAGAACTGACTTGACAGACGGTTAGCCCAGTCATCCCAATCCCCCTCCTCTGAAACAATGTTAATAGGAGATAACTTGGTGACCCCATGGTCATCGTACTTCACCTGTCGGCTGATGTGAGCGCCAAAGGGGTTCCCCGGGTCATCTTTTATTTTTTTCATTGCTTCTAACGGACCTTTAGCTCTGTCCTTCGATGTATTATATCGAACATCTATGCCTGGGGGAAGATCCGGGTTATAAACAGCAACACCCTTCATGAAATGTCCCGGTCCTACTTGAATACGAACTTGTGCATGGTGATTAGCACCAAGCGACAAATCTTTTTTGCCAGGTCTAATCTCGATGAGTCCGTCTTTAGTTGCGCCTTCATCATCACTATATGTGAACTGAACACGTTTCATAGCCAGTGGCTCAGGGGGCTCAATGTCATTGTAAGACATCCCCCCGTTTACACTGTACTGGATCGGTGTTCCGATTTCATAACGATGAGCTATTAGATCCCCCTTGGTTACATCCTTGGGAAGTAATACTTTGTACTTTGTTAAATGTCCACTGCCAGGCTGCTTGATCTTGATATATTCAAGATGGGCCCCCTCTTCTTTCAGCTTCTCGATAGCTAGGTCTAGTTTTGAGCGAGTGATGCCGAACTGTGTTTCAACGCCAAGCCCAACATCGAGGTACACACGCTCTTTTAATGAAGTACGAAGAGCATCTGTGGTCTTCTCAAGAATCTGATACTGGCGATCTGTTCTGGGTTTAAGCCATCCTCGGACTGTTCCCGCAGGAACTTTCATACGCTTGGCAATGTTTTCCTCGCCGTATCCCCGTTCCTTAAGTTGGTTAGCCATAGATACATTGGCTGCTATCTTAGCTTGTTTGTTAAGGCTCAGAATGTTTCGTAGACCCGTAACATTCGTTCCAAGATCTGCCGCAATCTCAGTCTGTGCATAACCTTTGGATTTAAAATAACTAACTGCGGCAGAGAAGTTCTCTTCTGATCCGAATGGATCTTCTACCTCCCCCCAGGGTAATTTGCCCTCTCGGCGGAGGCGCTGATATGGAACTAGACCAGTCCCCCACCCTTGTCTACCGGATCGTTCCCTGACACCACTGTGTTTCATTGGGATTGTCATAGATCATCTTCCTTCATTAGGATGCTTACACTTTCAACGATCCTGACCATTACTTTTCTTACAGCATCTGGCTCAGGGTTAGCTATATCAACATCTACGCCGTGGTATAAGCGCAAATCAAACTTGATGTTATCTGGATCTATCATATATTGTAAACAGAACAAAGCTGCGTATAGCATCAGCTGTAACATATTCCCACCAGAATCACCGGTCTTGAGATCGAAGATCCGTAACCACTCCCCGTCGAATGCAATAGAGTCGCACGTTCCGTAACAGTATGGACTATGGAACAGCACTACCTCTGTAGACATCCTGTAGCCAATAGAGTCGTTGATATATGTATTTATGGCTTGCTTATCTTTGGGCATGTGAACACCCAGACGTATCAGTTTAGCTGCCACATCATGGAGCTCAGAACCACGTGCAGCCGAACGATGATTCTTGTACGTACGCTTTAGCTTGTCTATATCGTAACCAAGCCAATGGTACTTGCTTGGACTAAGGAAGGCGTGCCCGTCGCCGAGTTTCTGATATCTCAGATCGAATTTCATTCATAACCTCTTCACCGTTCTCTGGGCTAACAAACAATCCATTCCAAGATACATAGTGTCCTTGGTTAGGTCGTCTGGATGAACGCCGTGTTCGTTTAAACTCAAGATCTTTCCAGTAGGTAGATCCATCGTCAAACAAGCAGTTCATTGTTGTATCAGGTATACCCTGTGTCTGTTGTGGATCATTAGCTGTTACTCTGCACACACCGGCGTATTCAGCCAGCAACTGTGCAATAAATTTTTTCTTAAATGTTTTTTCTAATGGAATTTTATTTTGCATACAGAGTTCCTCAACGAAAAAAATATAACATGTTAATATAATCGAAAGAGTTACAAGATAGGGACTGCTGTCAGCATACAACGAACCCGAAAACCATGACGGAAACGGGGACGTGAATTAATGGACATTGCTGCATGTGAGGAGCCAGATTAATCTGGAACCAGGCTCAACGTCTTGCGACGGAGCGACTCAAGCCTCAAGCACCGAAGTGACGATCAACAAACCGAAGCAGTCGATAGGGCGAGTAAAGTAACCCGAAGGTTAGGCGCAGTCTCTTCCCGGTAAGGGGAAAGTTGGGTGCACGGCAGCGAACAGTATATCTTGTAACTCTTCCGAAAATTGAAAAAGATAACCAATGTTTTAAGTTGGTTATCTCTTCTACTATATACCATGTTATTTCAAAAACTGGCGTTCATTAAAATTCTTTTTGTTTTTCAGGGCTTCAAGTATGTGCGTATCTATATCACTACTAGTTTTGAATATGTAGTAATATAATGAAGTGAACGGACTGTCTAGTCGGTCTATGCGGCCTGCAGCTTGCATCATTGCCCTGTAAGAATAGTTCATACTCCAGAACACTATCGTGTCTGTAGTGGTACAGTTCCATGCTTCTGCGCCCGCAGCGTATTGAACAAGATAAATCCACTCGTCAGACGTCGGAACTGGATCATGTTTGTGGCCGTTGTATTCGGCTATCTCACTCCAGGGAGCCCAATCACTCTTTATGAAGTCCAACTCGTAGTCGAAGTTATAAAACACAATTAGTTTTCTGTGCTTTTCTAAAAGATGCATCAGTTCTGCTATTCGACTATCCCGTATATTGCAGGCCTTGCGCATGAGATAACAGGCTTCTGCTGCATTCTTTATAGGCTCGTCCGTCCAAGGATTCCATCGCTCTTCAGCAATAGTCTTGTATTTGAGTTCGTCATATTCAGTATCGATATGCATATAATGTTTAAGTTTTTCCTCTCCGTAATTAGGAATGGGAACTAATAACTGATACCTATGATGTTCCAGCTTCGGTACATTATTATATCTGATTATCTTCGGGAAGCTAAGATACTGATGATAAACTACATGCTCCAGCAAGAAGCTTCGACGAGAGTCATAGAACCCGTTAGCCAGGAATATGGGTACGTAATCAATCCAGGCGTCACCAGGAGTTGCTGTGAGCAACAGGAACTGGTTATACTTAGTTACTTTAAGGAACGATTTAACCCAGGCGCCAGACCCTACAATACGTTGCTCGTCGAACAGAAAGAAAGCATTCTTGACTTTGTCATACTTGTGCAGATTGTTCCAGGAGTCAACCGTGACTTTTACATTCGGCTGCATCCCGATAAGTAGCCAGGTGAGTTCTTTGTCCCATTCGTGTTTGTCACGCTTAGCTGCTGGCGTGATAATGTATAGATCCATGGGTTTTGTGAATGGGACATGTTCGAACTCAACGCCACCACATTTACGGACATAATAGACCAGTGAGGTCAAGGATTTCCCTGACCCCACTGTTCCGTACAATATCGAGCCATTGCGCAGCTTGTCAATAGCTTCTAACTGTCCTTGCTTAAGCTTGACCATCTACGGCGAAGTAGCGGTCGCGCAAAGGATCTGGCATGAGTTCGAAGAACCCTTCTTCCAGGAACCCGCTCACCTTCTGCGGTTTTTCATTCCAGATGTACTGGTTAATCTTCAGACTAACGCTCTGATACCTGGCGAAGTCCAATATATTGAAATCTTCTGGGGCCATTAATTCCGGTCGACGACCATGGCGGATGAGCCACAGGCGCGGAGGAAATTTGGCGTTCATGTTAACTGTAAAGGAAATGAATTTGCCTGGCACAATATCAGGATCAGTCGACTTCCCGATGCGAATGTTCCAGCCGATAGCAGCCAGTTGATTAGCCAGGTCATCATCGATCAGAACGCAGGAATTCCTGTCACCAGGCTTGTTGTACTGAGTAGCGATCCCCGCGAAATTGGGGAACAGGAGCTTAGCATCCTGAATAACAATTGGTTCATAATGTGGTTTAGCCATTTTTAATTCTCCTTTGAAAAGAATAAATCGAAATTGCCCATAGCGCGAATCGGTTCAACAGCTTCGGCTAATAGGTTGTCATAATACGCTTTGTCAATTGGCAAATCTAGTTCTCTGACCATCGCGGTCGGGAACCAGTCGTGTCCAGTAGTTCCTGCGACATGATAATACTTGCCGTCTTTCAGGCGATAGAGTTCGCCGCCTTCTGCTAGCACAGGCATGAACGATCCGGTTCTTCCTTGGAAGATGTACGTATCGTTCTTCTTAAGGTACATAGAAGAACCACCCGTGACTGATTTTATCTCGCCACAGTCTTCATATGTAATCGGTTTACCAGGCTGGAACAGGTTCTTATAAACCCATGGGTGAGCATATTGGGCTCCAACAGCTTCCCATTTGTCGGTGTCGATCTTCCTGGCAATATAGACAGCTTTGTTCAGCAAGCAGAACCGATCGTACGTGTCCTCTTCAGAAAACGTATAACCATACTTCTGGCCGAATTCGTGAACGAACGCGACGTCTTCTTCAGTTGGGTCCATAAGCTTGACACTGTCGGTCTTGACATGCAGAACTCTGGCACCACGTTCCTGTAATGCAATGAGCAGGTCAATCATAAACAACGCCCCACGTTTTGCTATAATATTGTCAACATTGCGGGGATCTCTGAACGGACCACCTTTAGCCATGGTCAATCCGTAAACTGAGTTGATGGCATGAATCTTCAAGGCGAATGCCATGTCTTTGGCGTTGTCTGGAGTAAGCAGATTCGCCTGTTCAGCTAGTAATTCCTTTGCCAGTTCATAGTCCTTGTGCTTAATAGCCAGCCGAATATTAACCAATCGTGCAAATCGCTGGGTATATTCATCACCAAACGCATTCAGTTGGATAATGGATCGTGGATGCATACTTTCTACATCCAGCACACGGATCTTTCCCATATACATTCCTGGCTCAGCATAAACAAATCCGCCTTCACCAGCCTCGTGGCCTCGGTAATGGCTGACCTTCCCGTCGAACTCATACCCTGGGAACATTTCATTGAGATGAGTATAAACAAACTGGGACTTTGGATTAGAATCGGTTCCAAAGATAATGCGGGCGTCATGTTCCATGGTACTCGCATTAAGGGGAAGACCGCTCATAGCAGCTAGCATCTGTCGAGCCTTATAATCGGCGTCGTAGATTTTGTGAATCTGCTTTAGCGTGACAACATCATTTTTACAATATTTCAGGATGCCTGGTATCTCGTTGGGCTTCACATCCTCATTCCACGGCTTGTCTAATTCCATGTGGTTAAGTCCGTGCTCTATCTGGAGTTTCTTTAATCCTTTCTTGTCCGACAGCATCTCGTAAATATCGAGATAAGACATTCCCACAGCTTCCCGGTAGTACCAGCGCTTGCCGTTGTTGATGATATCGTCCGATATCTGATAGATTTTTTCGGGCTTGTGTCCGAGGGAGATACCGTAGAGTATATGATTATCATATCCCTTGTTATTGAACCCGACCAGTTTCTGCGTTAGTAACCACTCCGCATCTTCTTTGGTTGGATTGGCTATGCTTACCGCTTCGTCGGAAGTTTCTGTTTGGTATACAACGCAATTAAAATTTCGATAAACTTCCATATCGAAATACACCATCGGCCTATCATCCACAGCCAATGCAGTCTGAGCATGTTCTACCTCCGTGTGAGCTGATTTCCATTTCATCTTTGAAACGCACCGCATACCTTCTTTAGCGTGGTTTGTAGAGTTCATGGCGAAATTGAGGATTGTCTGTTGCATATCGGAAACATCATAACGCAGGCCATTCTTAAAAGCCTCGTCGAGTATCGTTAAAATAAACATAACGCTCGGGTATGTCCCTGCGTGTATTTCTTTTTTTAGATTACGATCTATAAGATCTCGTAACCCTTTTTCGGTCTGAATTGCTTTCGCTTCAGCCAACTTACGCTCCTTCGTGGGCAGTGGCCCTGTGAGCTTGGTGATAGGATGATTGTTACAAAGAGACAGGCGACGACGTAAAGCAGAGTGCCCGGTGCTTTTCTTAATTTCAATGCCGGGTCCGAAGTTAGCCTTCAGTTTCTTTATATCGCCGGTATATATATAATGAAGGTGCAGCGCCTGCCCGCTATTGCTGACCTCTGCATAGGTGGGTGGGAATTCTTTAGCCGCATCCTTAGCTCGGGCCAAGTCTTTCTGACCATTTTCATCTTTAAGATCGATATCGATCGTGATGTGGTCCGGCGGCAAGACGACGAAGTGTGTTTTTTTCTCATCGATCTCATCTAGTATCATCTCCGATTTGGTAACGTCGATATGTACTACTCCGTCTCCCTCAGCATAAGCAGCTCGACATTCTCTGCAGACTGTCTTAAGGATTGATTTCGACGGTGCCTGGTTGAGCTCCAAGAAGTCTTCAAAATCGCCGCATTCTAGATCATTATATTCAATCGTAGGCGAGAGGCGGTGCTTCAAGAATCCGATGAAGACATCAACGAGCCTCTTAGCTCCGTCCTTATAATTTGAATGGAATTCTTTGAAGTAAACCTTCATCTCTTCTCTGAACTTGTATTTGGGCATTACGCCTTTTATATTTGAGTCAGCGCAATACTCTTTGTAAAGCGTGTACATTTTGCTGAGAAGAACATACGGCTCGCTTTCTAGCATGTCCGCATAGTTGGCGATGAAGTTAAACGTTGTGTCCGTCTCGAACATCATCTGCAGTGGCTTGTATATACTGTAGTAGTCAGCACCAGCCTTCTTGTAAACTTTTAGACAATGATGGGCTATGGCACCAAGCTCTAGCTTGATACGCTTTACTAAGATGGCATACTGCATTTCTGGTACTCGTCTGCCTGACGGTTTGATATCAACTAAACGGCGAACAATACCAGACTTGGCATCCGTAATCTTCACAGCACGGTTTGATCCTAGAAACAAGGTAGCGTTAATACGCATCGAGAAAGTTGACCGGTTCTTGATATTCATCACGATCTCTTCGTGGGACACGATCGCGTTCAGCTTAGCATTATCTGTAACTTCTGATAGATCGACGTCGTGCTGAATACCTACTAATGGGTTGGCTCGCAGGCTCTCGAAAGCGAACGCACTGTTACCAACAAGAGCCTTAGCATCAAACGCCGTGTAGTAACCAGCAAAGAGATCTTGCATGATGTTCATGGCTGTAGATTTCCCAGAACCGCTCTCGCCATAGAAGACATAGAACTTCTGAATGTTAGAACTGTCTCCAGCGATTACAGACCCGATGGCCCATTCAATCTTGTGCAGTTCTTCTGGGTTATATAAGACGCCCATCAGCTTATCATACGACGGATGTTCACCAGGTTCTAGGGCATAATCTAGTTGTTTGCTTACTAGAGATTCTCTGGTTATTATGTCACCACGGAAACTAAGTTTCTTGTCAAGATCCTTGTAGTTGTCTCCGAGTTTCGTCATATAGGTTTTGAAGTTAGCCCAGGACCTGGATGAGAAGTTAGTCATAGTGCTTATTGACACTTTAGACTTTGTCTTCTTCTCGATCTCTTGCTTCTTAAGGAACAGCGCCTGGTCAATCATCTGGGCCACTCTATACTCGTCAGTAGACCATAGGTTAGCTTCTTGATCCCAAACAGCGTAGAAACCTCCGCCTCGAATCATAAGGTCTTGACTTCGCATTACTTTGAAATCCGGGACTATATTAACGCCACCGGACTTTTTTTTTGTTGCTGTAATCTTTAAGAAGTCCAATGTTCCTCCTGTTCGATTAAGTACGCATTCATTTGGAACCAAAGCTCTACAAGTCGCTGATCCGCAGCCGGATGCTTTAACGGAAACAGCAGTCCGCGTGAACTGTATCTCCGTTTTATTACTTTTTGTAGTACAAGATACACAGCTGAGTCTATTGCGTCGATATCCGTATACTCAGCATCGGATACGCATATACTCAAATTGTCCAACAATTCGAAAAAATATGATGGTATGTTATCTTCACGGGAAGTAATTTCTCCCATGTCATACGCTAATTGTATTAATAGTTCTAGCATAGATATGCGGGCTTCACTGAAGTCGTCAGTGTAAGGTATGCTGTACGTGTGAAAGAATTCTTTGCGCAAGCCTAACGCATAGGAAACTCGATTAGCATCGAGCGGCGTTCTAGCATCCGCCTGGAATTTCGTTCTGTCAAGTGCTCTGAACAAATATAGAAAAGTTTGCCCTGGCCGGGCGGATTCGACCAGAGCAAACAACCAGTCCAGATACAAGTTTCTTGTACTGGATAGCATATTGTGTTCTTCTACTCCCCGGTGTCGATGGGGCGGGTCTTCTTGTGCGGGTTGCCACCGCCAGTGTTAGCCGATGGTTGACCACGTGTTGATGAGAATGTTGACACAGCTGGTTTCTCATTCTTGGTAGGCAGTGGGATCGGCGCGGGGTCCTTCAGCATTGCCATTTTTTCAGGTGCAGTCACTGGTTGAACGGTCGGGGCAACTGCCTTAGCGTGAGTTTCAGCGACGCGAACTGGCTTCATGTATTTAGGCTTGGGCATAACATGAGCTGCCGCGAGTACCTTGTTAGCAACCGCTTCGCCTTTGAGCGCGTCCGGATTAATCGACACGCCTTCGTACTTGACCGGAATAACTGGATCATGCGCTGGTGTATTAATCATTTTTTTGATAGCAGCTGCGGCAGTGGCTGGGTCAGTACCAACGGGTAGTTCGAACGTTTCACGTATGAATGCGTCTTCCGGAGTGTCATAAGGCGGAATCATTTCCAACTCGGGTTCAGGGAAGAGGTATGGTTCTGTGGTCTTCGCGATTGCGTAACCGACTGCGGCCCCAACGACGAACCCGATTGCTATGCGTTGGACTTGCTTGTTCTTCGCGAATTCAATCGCGGACTTGATCAGTGCTGCTTGCATTGTTGTTGTTCTCCTTTTGTGCAAGTAATAATAATTTTTGGAATAACTCGGTTACGTGGACCATTGAGTTTATGTCAACTTCGACTACCCACATACCGTCTGGGAACTGCGGAGATGTTACCACTCCCTTAATAACGCCGAAGTCGTGGTAGCGAACCAGATCAGGCCAGGGGCATTCAAGTACAAACTTAGTTCCAGTTTCCTCAAGAACGATTACAGTAGTGCCCTTATTATCGTCGTTATATTGAACTATCGTGATCACTATAAGTCTCCTTTTTGGGCTAGTGATAGTAAACGGTCATACAGTTCCCGCATGGAACGCAACTCGACAGGGTCAGCGGACACGGTCTCTGATATATTCAGGAACGATGGGGATTCCAGCATGAACAGGATTCCTTCGTCTCCGTATATGGTGTTCAAGCTGTCACTTTCGAGTCTGAACATTATTCCATTTTCTTCCAGCTCTATAACGGTGCTTTGGTCTTCTGTATCGTACTTATTTATCGTGAGCATGGTTCCAACCTCTGGGCCTAGGCGGATCAAACGCTGGTTGGCTCTCGTAACATCCCTGGCCAACAGGTTTTTCATAGAGAAGCTGTTCTGATAGACGGTCACCAGCCGGGCTGCAATGCACGAACAATTCCGGACGATTAATCCGGTTAATATAGAAGTACCCGTCCTTATCAACGGGTACCTCCGAGACTAGCCCGTCCGCCTCTCAAATAAGTTTGAAAATAACGCCCATGACGTTCGACTCGATCATAACTTCACTGGGCGCGAAATCAGATATTGTACGCACAGGAAAGAGCACAATATGGGAATTGGGGTGATTAACATCGCGAACCCAACCGACCACCGCGCCGATGTCAGTTCTTTTAACATCAAACTCATCATGGAGTTCGTTCAGGAACACGTGTCCCCGCCCAACGAGCAGTTGGTTCAGACGGGTTTCAACCTGCTGAATGTGGAACGCGTTCGCCGCCTGGTCATCCATACGATAGTAGCAACTGAATTTGTCCCAAAGGAATCCGAAACCCGTGCCATTGATCTTGATCTTTTCCGTTGGCAAACCAAGTTCTTTCAAATCTTTTTCAAGTTGACTGTTCACATCTTCTGAGAACGAATGCTCTGGCAGTGTTGCGCCTTTTCCATCTTCGTCGGCAACTGCGCCTGGAAATGCAGCAAGAAGTCCACCAGTCCGGTCACGATACTCACTGAACGCTTTAGTGACGGATGTCAATGCAGCGGCTGTTGCGGCATAACGACCATTTAAGATCTTGTACGAAGCTGCTGCACAGGCTGCACTAACGACTGCTGCGGCAACCATGGGAATAGCCGGTACTACCAGTTCGCGAACAGTGTCTAGAATAATATCCTGGCGGATTTGGGCGCTGTTCTCTACAGGATTCTCGCGAAGGTCAATCAGAGCAGCGCGAGCATTACGAATTGTGCCATTACGTTCGATCTTCTGGCCGTACTTCACAGCCTGGTAAATGGCGACTCCACCAACGACGATGCTGAGTCCCAGGAAAATCTCTGGTGAACGTTGTTTGGCTACAAAGATAGCTTTTGATACAAATTTGCTAATGTCCATGTTGATCCTTTTTAAACAGACAAGGGGAATGGGCGGGGCATAACTAACAGAACACCGCCAGACGGAAGAGTTTTTAATTCGTAGCGACTTAGTTGGATCATATTCCAACCGAACTGAACATATGTATAATCTGGTACTTTCAGTCCAACAATTTCGTATAGATCTGCTACGGTTGCGTATGAATACTGCTCTATACGTTCATAGATTGCATTCACCACTAATGAGGCTTCATGTTCATTCCTAAACGCTAGATCCTCTAGTTGAGGAAACTGTGAACGAACTTGCTGGTATTGCTGAAACCTGTTGGGCTGCGCTACGGCAGGGAATTTAAGGCTCTGATCAAAGTGTTTTTGATAGGTAACGCGACCAGAACTAAGATTTGTTCCTGGACCCGGAGCACCTTGATCACCGTATAGCAAACGTTCAACAATGGACAGTACGCTGCCCTTAAACAGGGGAATCACAAATCCCCCGATGATATCCTGCACAATTGGGTTCTCAAATAAGCTAGGTGCTCTTTTGACTTTCCCGATAGGCCTTACGATTGTTTTCTGAACTGGTTGTTCTTGAGGAGTGTCAGTCATTTTAATCCTAAAAAAAAAATAAAGAGACCTGTCTTTTAGGGACAAATCTCTTTACATTCTTTTTGCTACTTGGGGGTAGCGGCGGGCTTAGCGGCGGGCTTAGCCTTTGGTGCTTGCTGAGGTGCGGGTTGCGGGATCTCGACCAATTCGGGCGCGGGTGCGTCGATACCATCAAAGGCGTCGATGAGACGGTCTTCGATGTAGGTCATGATTGCATCGCTGGCGGCGGCCTGGATGATTGCCGTGCCTATGGTGGCGATCGTGTCGCTCTTCAATAAGTCCAAGCTGATGGGCAGGATCTTATTAATGCTTCGTTCAACTGCGATTCCTCCGAAGAGGGAAATCGTTCTGAGTACGATCGTTGGGATGATCATCAGATTGTCTCGTTGACGTTGGTTTCGACGATGGCTTCGACGACCTGGGGCTGGTCGATCTTGCTGGCGATGAAGCTGCCTGTTACGGCGGCTATCAAGACCATTGCGACCTGGGCGACGTTCTTGCGGAAGGTCTGGTTGCTTGCTAAAGCTTTGATGCTTTGAGCGGTTGGGAAGTTCATTTTTTGGTTCTCCTTATGTGGGTTGTTTGGTGCGGATAAGATGTGGTTCTATTATATCCCATGTTATTTAGAAAATCATTTTAGGCAAAGGATCAACAGAAAGCACCACAACTGGCAACGTATCATCCTTAAGACGGGGGCTGAGCTTAAACACGATAGGGCCATACGTCCACCCGATCTGTCCACCGCCACTAATATGCTGCAGACCAAGTTCATCGCAGTAATCGTCCATGGTTGCCATCATCTGCCCGAGGATTTGGTAGTTCAGGTTCTGACAGACTTTATGAATCTTTTCTACGCTGGAGATAAATGATTGGCCTGTTGTGTTATCTAGGCAGTAAGCGTTCGGCTGGACAAGAAGCTGCTCACCAGGAGGAATCCTGAAATCATTGTCGACACTGTCCTGCATGATGCGTGCTTCGGCATCTTCTAGAGCCTTCGGCGGTAAAGCCGTACGTAGATCCTTAAGAGCGCCTTTAGTCATATCGTAAGCTCCAAGAAGGGAATCAAACCGGCGAGCATCTCGCACGTTAGAAATTATGAGCAGTCCACTGGCTACTGTGAACATGATGACTGCAGGAGTGTAGGCCTGCGCATGCTCTTGCATATTGCCCTCTACAGGCCTATCCTTGAGCCTTCGAGTAGCTAACACAGCGCTAACGACCGAACCAGCGTACAGTCCGATCGCGATCGCAGTCGTAACGTTAGATATCCGCATGGGTCCTCTTTTGAATATCTTTAATAAAACCCGTAAGGTAACCCCGCAGAGCAGTAACGACAATTCCCGGCATTTTCCAGGAGCTAAATGTCTTAAAGCTTTCAGTAGTAACCTTTACAAGCGTGAACGCCCCGTTAGCCTTGTGCGGGTCCATCGACGCGACGACCACCAAGTTTTCCCGCTCGGAATAGATAACGTACCGATCTGTGCATCCGTGCACAGGTGTAAGGGAATCAAGGAGAAGCTCAAATGTCCGCTCAAACTCTCCATGGATCTTTTCCATAGTTGTGTCAACAACTTCGAGACTGTCAACATAAGCATCAAACATTTCTTTTGTCATTATTCTACCCACGCGTCGGAATTTGGGTCGGTCGGATTGTGGCGCTTGCGATCTTTCTTCATTCGGGTGATGTTCACTTTCTTTTTTTGAAGAAGGTCCAGGCGCTTTTGCAGATGAAGAACCTTAGGGCTGTTAAGAACTTCCAAAAGTGGGTTATCGCCGACAGCCATGAAGATATCCGATTCAACTTCTTCGATAAGGACTTCGACCTGTTCAGCCGGGGATAGTTTTTCGGACTTGATCGGTTTATACATGGTTTGAACGTTGCTAACAACGCGGACCATCTTACGCGATTTGTGATTCATTTTTCACCTTTTTCACCCGGGTTTTTTTGGCCTTTAGAATTTTGACTTCTGGTTCAGCAGTGAGAGCTTCCATGCGCGAAGGTACGTCGAGCTGGCGTAAAGCAGCCTGTTCAGGTTTAGAAAGAACACTGTAAGTAGCCAAAGCTTTCTCAATGTCAGCTTCTCCAGATGCTCCGGTGTGAGCGATGTTCACTATTAATTCGGATTCGTCTGGAGCATCATTCCGTGCGGTCCTTACTGGCGATGCTACATCAAAGAGGCGATTATCAATGGCACCAAGTTCGATCTGAGCGTCACAAAGGTTCTTCGCTGCAACCATAGCGTTCTTTAGTTCGATTTCGGCCAAGGTAGCCTTTGCTTCAGAGAAGACATTAACCAGCTTGTCCTGTTCAAATTTTCTCTTATTTCCTGATGCGCCAGCGATGAAGATAAGAGTCTGACCGGTGGAATTGCGGACCGTTTCAGAGTAGGTGTTTGGGAGGGAATGAAGAACGTCGATGTGATTGGTAACGCTGATAAGATCGCCATTAGCCTGGCGAGTTGAAACGATAATCTCGACTGTAAAGTTCTTGCTGTCGAGGTCAACATGCTTGCGTTCGCAAACCGAGCCAACATAAGCTGCGATGATCTTAGTGATACGGTGTAACATTGGATAACTCCTTGTCATGGTTAGGATATGGTATCTCGTTGGTAATCGAGATTTAGTACGGACTATATTACCGTGCGGTATGTAGTATTGTGTTTCTTCTGCGATCCTCCATAGAAAGCCGAAAAAAAAATAGAATCCAAGAGGAGCTCTAGACTGGTTGTCGAGCTGCTAACTGATGGGTTCTATTATATCCCTTGTTATTTTCGCGGAAAAAACAATCCGATGTTTTGGATTGTTGGGATTTTTTGTTACTGTTTCTCTATGATTAAGAGGGCTGGGCGACAGTTGTTATTCATTTTTCTGATCTTGTTTTTAAGATCGTGAACAAACAGGACTGGTTCTGCTGTACGGCCGTTTAGTTCGGCTTCGATTAACATTTGAATCTCTTTTGCGGTATCTTCGTTGCGTTTTGCGCTGGCGTGGATAGTGAGCATTTCTTCTCTGGTTAGAGTGTTCATTTTGTATTTCTCCTTTTAGTGAGGGTGGCTAGGGTATGTGTGGTTCTATTATATCCGGTGTTATTTTCGCGGACTAGAATCCCAGCCAGGCCATGATCCAGAAGACTAAGGCGATAAGCAACATAATAATCAAAAGTATCCACATATTTAGTTTCTCCTATAACAACAGTTCAATGAGTCTGTTAATTTTGTCTTGCAGCTCTTTATTTGTTTTGTCGTACCCGTTGAGATCTTCAATCGTTTTTCTAGCTGCGGCAATCTTCTCGTCTGCTACTACTGGTCCCATCACGTGGCCGGATGTTTCGATAAGATCAATATATGCATATGTTACTGCTTTTATTGTTTGTATCTTATCGTTTATTACGTACGTTTTTAGTCTTTCTTCCATAGCTTTTTTGAGGGTTACTTCCCGCAGCCAATTAACTGTGGGGACGAACGCAACAATTATGCATGTGATTCCTGTTGCCGCGATTATTAATAGCAGCATTGTATCTACAGCGTCCACGGTTTCTCCTTTTAGTGTTGACGGCGGATTATGAAGAAGAGTAGTTCAACAACGAGCTCGACCGACTTGAGCATAATACAATTGAAAGTTTCTTTCTTTACGTGTTCTCCCTGAAGCATCTTGTACATCTTGATTGAGTCTTTTAGATCTCCATATTTGAACTCTAGATCTTTAAAAGAATTTTCCATGGTTATCGCCACTTTATAAACTGGTCAGGGAATCTCGTTGAGGAGTAACCGTATTTAGTAACTGTTACAGTTCCCCATAGGCCTTCATTATATATGCCTTCGACAGTTGCCTGGAAATCGACAATAACTTCGTCGGCTGTTCCGCTGTCAACGATTTTGCGAGCGTCCATAATTTCTTTCATGCTGCTTATCATCATCTTCTTTACAACTTTTTCTGGTGCCATTGCGTTTCTCCTTTTAGGGTTACAAAAAAAAAAAACCAATCCGATGTTTTGGATTGGGGTTGATATTGCGGGTAGTGCTATATGACGAGGGGTTCGTCGTCGATATTTGGTTCTTGCTGTTTCTTGTTAAAGTTGGCATAGTCGGCGAAGTCGTTGTTGACGATGCTTTCGGCGAAGGCTGTTCCTTCTTTTTCAAATTCTGCTTGTAATTCTTTGTCGTTGACAAAGTCAAAGAAGCTGCGCATGTACATTCGGGCGATGGGCTTGCGGAATGCGTACATGATTGCGATGATGAGAGCCTGGGCGATAATAATGCCTAAGGTTTCTCCTATTGCGATTACGATGATGAGGATGAATATGGTGCTTGTGTTCATTTTTATTTCTCCTTTTTAGTGGGTGGGTAGGGTATGTGGTTCTATTATATGCCTTGTTATTTTCGCGAAAAAAACTAATCCGATGTTTTGGATTAGGGGATTGCGGGTGGTACTATTTGATGTGACTTGTATAGTCTGTGGTGTATTTGCGAATGTTGCGTTTCATGCGGGCGAATTGCCGGGGCGTGATTCCTTTGGGGGTTGCGAGTTGTCTAATGGTTTCTTGGATTGCTCCATAGATGAATCCGATTGTGAATAATGTTGCGAATGTTATTACGTATGCTTTTAGTAAAGCTTTTATTAGTTTCATTGTGTTTTCTCCTTTTTTAGTAGGTGGATATGGTGAGTAGGGTATGTGGTTCTATTATATACCTTGTTATTTTCGCGGAAAAAACTAATCCGATGTTTTGGATTAGGGTGGTTCTTTTTACATTTCGAGTTTCTCGAGTTCTTTTTTATGTTTATAGATTTGATCTGCTAAGTCTTTGATCTTCATATCAATAACTTTGAGGGTTTCTTTGTAGGCTTCGAGCTGTTCGGCTGGTAGACTGATATGCGGGGCGGCTTCAATTATTGCTGATGCTCCTTTACGGGCATAACAATGTTCTAACAAACTTCTTGATAAAATATCTATTTCGTTTAGGTGATAATCTGTTTCTGTGTCAAATATTATTTCCATTTTAGTTTTCCTTTATATGGGGTAGATGAGTGGTTCATTTTTGTTTCTCCTTTTTAGTGGGTTGGTAGGGTATGTGGTTCTATTATATACCATGTTTTTTAAAAAAAATAAAGCCAAGTTATTTACCTGGCTTTATAGTATTAATTTAGTCTCGAATGAGCCCGAAGGCCTTCGATATGATGGCGTGTCCGGAGTGTTCAAACACGAGTATGATGCATACGGTCGCGATCTTTGCTGCGATCTCTATGTTCTTTGCATCACGGGAAGCTTGGGCTTTTTGGCGTTCAATTCTGATTGCGGCCATCTGCTTAAGATCTTCAACGACGATCGTGTGACCGTGCTTGACATCATCCTGAGCATATTCGAGTTCTTTAAGCTCTACTGCTCGAGAATGCGCGTTCAGGGCGGTAATCTGTGCGAGGATCTTGGTATAAGAATCTGATCCGGGGTCGACGTTGGAAAGAGCTGCATGTAAGCGCAGTGATTCTTCCTTGCGGAGTGTTTCTGTTGATGGAAACTTTTGTTTCTTGGGTGTCATGGTTTGTTTTCCTTTTCTTGCTGGTGGATATGATGTATATTGGGGTGGGTATGGTATGGTTCTATTATATCCCATGTTATAGTAACCACTCCAACTATCATTTTGACGGTCGTGACTAGTCCTTAGGCTGACTTGGGAGACCACGGAACTTAGACAGGATGTCTAACAGCTTCTTGCCGACCCAGTGCTTTAGATCGCCTGTCTGGGTAGAGTACGTGCCTAATATAAGGCCCAGGAAGACTTGAATAATGATCGCAGTCTCTATAGTAGGCATAACATTGTGCATGTGTACGAACTGAGACAACACGTAATAGGAAGTAGCGAACGCGGGCAGCCAATACAGGGTTATGTCTTGTATAGTCTTGTATACCTTGACCGGTATAGACGGCATGGGAATGTCTGTCTTGCCGCTGATATAATAAATCGTTGAGCTGATGGTCAGTATGATACCAATAGCTGACGAAAAGCTAGTTAAACCGACGATAAGATCCTGTTCAACTGGGACTGACCATACCTCGCCAATAGCTATAATGGCGCCTGCTAATGTTGGTAAGACAAGAAGGGCTATCCACTTAACGATATCATACACTCTGTTATTTAACGGTTTCATAATGTTTGATCCTTGATCTCAATCTTTAATTTTGTTACAGCTTCCATCATCCGGGCAATATTACCGTTGCCACCGACATCTTTATAAGCTTCGAATAGTTCGTTAATGATACGGAAATCTTCTGGGCTTATATGATCAGCCGATATGTGTTTCTGGACCAAGTATGACAGTCTGTCATGTAAAAGTCCTTTGACAGCTCGTTCTATTTTTCCGGTTCTTGTGATTCTCGAACCGAAGAAAGTCCAAAAGCCCTGGCTAGCTGCCAAGGCTGTTAAGATAAGCATCAATTGCTGTATTATGGGATCTATGTTCATTCTGTTGGGTCCTTTTCGGTGTATACACTGAACGTGGGAATAATTTTCTCTGAGCCTGGTTCGAGAGTCATCACAATTTCAACAACTTTTGCCGGACTCATTTTTCCAGATAGTTCATCTTGAATGCCGATCACATCTCCTAGCATGTAATCCGTGCCCAACATGAACGGCCCAGTGTTACTAGCGACACCATCAATGAATAGGAACTGTTCGGAATTTTTAAGATAGACACGCGCATCTGTAGCGATCAGAGCTGGGATATCGATTTTTGCTGCCATTTATATCTTCCAATCCGTCAAGTTTGAATCATTGTATCGTAAAGCGATCCAACCTTCGGAACATCTGCCCCAAATACCGCCAACGCCAATGCGTACTTCATAGATGGTTACAGATTGTAGTGGCAACTTGTAAGTTACTTTTAAAGAACTTACACTTGGTGATTCTCGAATATTAACTCCAAGACCAATATTAATCTTCACAGTTTTAGGAAGCAAAGATTTTACTGGAATAAGCCACTTCATCTGGACATAACGCTTAACAAAAGATAGGAGTGGAACAACTGGAGAGTTACTGAGAACATGCCAAGTCCACTTTGAATTGGAACCATAGACCCTATGCATAATGTCTGGTCTGTTGATATGGTTCACATCTGATTCCGGTATCTCGTTAGCATCGAGATATTCTATTTCGCCCCATTGTTGACCATCAAGACCAATCAATAACTTATTGATTTTGACAATGTTCCTGCCCGGATAAATCAGAGCAACAAGGATCAATTTGTGATTAGCATTGTAACCCTTGCTCGGACCCCAACCTGGATCAATAAGTTTGTCAAAACTTTTTGGATTATCTTTATTCCAAAATCTGATTCGGTCGACCCAATAGGATGGAGTGATAGTATCTTTCGCACCGCTACTCTTTGGTGTGTCATATGTTGGTGTAACAAGCGGACCACCTGCGGGCCGTTGCCAGTAAGATTCATTTGAAAAGATGTAAAGACCAGTATCAACAACTACTGGATCTGGCGCAGGTATAGAACTATCTTCTGGATTCGATGCAAAATATTTAGCTAGATCTTCAGATGTTCCATAGAAAACATTGGCATCAATTTTATTTGTTGATCCAGGCAGAGTCAGGTAATCCCCAGTGAATTGCCACATCTTTAATACACCAGGAATCGCAGTTGTATTGAAAGGAACAGTTAAAACTTTCAGATCGTTTCGTAATTGATCCCAAGTTGTTGTACCTTTTAAATAGGTATCTGGGTGCGGATACTGCGCCCACCAATATTCTGTATTCGGCCAAACTGAAAGATATGGAAGAAACCAGGCGCCAGTGTATATAATGGTTCGCCAGCCAGCATGGTCGCAACGATCTAAGAAATCGACAATATTTTCTGAATAAACCCTCGGGGAATATCCTGATTTAATTACTTCAATGTCGATAGCAATTGTATTAGTATTGACCGGCTTATTCGCCTTCAGCCAATTAAAATTCTCCAGGGAAGTAGCCCAGGGATTATAAACAAAATAGGGCGCCCTCACTATTCCCGCTTCGCCAGCTTCGGTCCACGCTTCAGTAAACCGTTTGTCCAAGTGATGCCCACCGTTCATATCGTTAAGTCGAAGAATAACAGCTCCAACGCCATTATCTTTTAACATTGTGGCGTCTATATCATTCCCTTCCCAAGCATCTACGACCAAACATGTATTAGGATTCATTATTATTCTCCATTATGTTTAAGCTACCCTGCGGAACCAGTCAGCTGTGCAGATATTAGGAGTAAGACCTGTGGTAAAAGGATGCATAAGTATGCCTACCTGGTCAAATCCGCTAATAGTAGAAAGATCCAAGCTGTATAGATCTCCATAGGTGCCTGGCTTCCCCGATAGAGATATTCGCCAAATTATACTAGTGGCATCTTTTTCGATTTCGAAATAAACGGTGTACTGATGAACAACTCCTTTGTTGCTCTCACCACCAGCAGATCCTGTGTAATCAAGAAGTAATAGGGCATTATTTCCGTGTGAGGCATGCGACATGAGATAAATGCATAAAGTATGATTGGAAGTCGAATTTCGAATACCTAAACCTATTCCTGCGAAATATGCATTGTAGTTTTCACGCGCAACTTTGCTTCTGAATTTCCACGTACTGTCTGCAGGCATAGACTGCAAAATATCACAATGAACAGCGCCAGTGTTTATTTCCCTGGTGGTGTGGCCAAATATAGCTAGCCCTTCGTTAAGCGAAATTGTAGATACAGAACCAGCCGTATGGATCTCAGTCCACTTGGGATCTAAAGTTGTCCCATCGAATTCGTCATCCATGGCGTCTGGAGTTGCTGGTGGATTATCTGGGTGATTTGCTAACCACGCTGGAAGAGTTGCACTACCTGAACCGCCGCTTGTTGAAGGCTCATTAGATATGCCGTATATGCGGATGGAACCAGAGGCGATATTGCCTGATGTAAACATGAATTTTATTCCGTCTACTGCGCCGGTGTTAACCCATCGTCCATCAAATATTGTGTTGATGAGATTACTGTCAGTTCCCCATAAAATATTTCCTCCCATACGCTTGAGAGACGTTGTACTATGGGCATCGTACAGTTTTAATGTACCATTTGAGGCATTCAACGGATTGTTTGACATTTCGCTGGCATTACGTGTACGGAATGATGTAACTGCAGTGCAAACTCCAACATTCCCGCTAATCGCTTGGAGTAACGAGTTTATCACATAATGAACAGCATCGTCATATACCCCACCAGTAGATAATTGCCATACGAAATCGACCATGTTCACTACTGGAAGTATCCCATTTATTTCGATCACATACGTGTCATATTTCGGGTCAACGAATGACGTAAAATCTAATGATGGGGAATCAGATGCAATTAATTCTTGCAATAACACTAGTGCACCACCAGAACCTCCTGAACCGCCGCTACCGCCAGATCCTCCAGCAGCGATTGTGACGACTGTGGCGTCATTAACGGAATCATCAGTGAGATCCGCGCCAACGATCTTAAGATTAGCACGTTGAGGAAGTGTCGCGCTTGAACTCTTAATAGTATGTCCACCACCGGGATCACCACCCCCGCCGCCGATGATCGTCGCTAAGCCCAAGGGATTCCCGGTTGTGCCATCGCCGATAAGAGATGTATCGGTAACCACTGCTTGAATATATACGTTCGTATCTGGTACTACGGCTAGAGGATTCCCTGTTGTACCATTGCCTGTAAGAGATGTATCGGTAACTACTGCAGCAAGATATGTTCCTGCTGGAATATCAGGTGAAAGCGGTACAGCTTCCCAGGTTGTTCCGTTATCGCGATACATAGTGTTTGTATCCGTTGTAAAATATAGTCTGCCCGCTGTCAAAACAGAATTGTCGGTCGGCCGGTCAGCGAAGAGTCCCGGCGACAAAATAGCTTGTGCTAAGGTTGACATATTAGTTTAATACCTCCATTACGACGATGTCGCCATTGCAGAATAGTAATTCGCCATTAAAAACTATCGGCTCAGTATGATTGTTTGATTGATTATTGCCGGAAGACCCTCCAAACGCGCCAGTGCTAAGACGTAGGTCATAGATATCCCCATCAACTTGTTTGTCTTGGAGCTTTGCTCGTTTCTTACTGGCTCTTACCACACATATGGGGGCAGTTCCTTCTGGTATTTTAGGAAAGTCGTCCGGAACGATAGGTGTATCCTTGTCAAGACCGGGTGTAACTATCATTTTGACGGTCATAATACCTTCGACAAGCTCAAGACCGATCGACAGAAGGACGAACCTGGCTCCTAGGGATGGTCTGTACTCCTTGATGTCCACAGTCTCGCCAGCGAACCAGTATGGCTGATTATCGAACACTGCCCAACCTGATTTGATCCCGATGCCCCAAGCGCCTGACACATATGGTTGGAATGGTAGGAAGGACCTGGTCTGAATATGGATAGGATCAACACCATAGATGCCGTGATTAGCTCCATGGTTCTTCACGAATGAGAACAGTAGATCTTTGACCTGGTAACCTTTAGATTGGTGCCTTGCTCGAAGTAAACCATCGAGACCTTTATAGACGTAAACCTGAATACCGAGCATTAGCGGTACGGATTCATTATATACTTCGACTTCTGAATTATCTTCGTAAAAGCGAACCTTGATAAAGTTCGGACGATTAGCGGTTGACAATGACCCGTCGGACCATCCGGTTATAGCCACCATCGGCTTTTCTACTATGAGATCTGATTGCAAAATAAATTGCCGTATCGATTCCCAACTTAGCGGTTGATTTATCATTTTGTTATCCCAGGATGGGCCAAGCAGCTATAGGCCACTCGGCTAGCAGACCATCACCAAGCAAACCGTATGGTCCGAGACTAAGATATGTTTTCAGCAATGGAGTCATGTTTATCACACCACTGAAATCTGAGTTACTGCTGACATAATACGCCGGTGATCTTAAGTTTATTTCTAGATTCTCAGTGTCTGGAGCTCTGCCGCTGATTAAATAACCCCATTGCTGTTTTCCTGTTCCTAGTTCCGTTCCAGCGGAAGACAAGCCCAGGCAGTTGCCAGTGTTAGGCGTTGTCACTACTGTTGAAACGGTTAGATCATCTGGCGCGAACGTCACTACATGCATGGCTCTATTAGAACCCATGACGGCCATAGACTTTCCGTCCACTGAAAAAGCTCCCTCTCTCATGTTGAAACCTGTAGGAGATACTTCAAAAGTTTCTATAGGACCTTCTCCAAACAGATCTTTACTCCTGTGTATCTGTGTGACATACCAATCGAGTTCAGAGACAAAATAGGTAATATTGTTACCATATTCCGGACGGAAATGTAAACCCGCGTTGAACGCACCTGGCACGTTTAATATGAAATCCCACTGTGATCCTGTGAACTCTTCTACTCTGGTTCCTCCAGTGGAGTTAATACCAGAAAGCGTTACACGATCGTTATTAAGTTCTAGTCTTCTAACATTTCCCGGGTAGCTCATATTAAGGTACAACGGTATGGTAGGAACAGCCACATCGTAAGCTGTGCCATCAAAAAGTCTGGCAAAATGATATGGACCATAAGCGAAGGTGCCATAATCAGGACTGGTCATCCATGGGTTGACGACCGTACCCGCAACTCGGCCAGTGTACATATCTACACCTAAGGCTCCAATAATATTGTCGACACTTTCAATCCGAGGAAATTGCACAGTGGGATAGCTGAAGTATACAGTTGCGACATCAAAGAACGGTTCGGCTTTAAGAAAATATCGTACTCCAAACCAACCGCCAACCATCGATGCCCGATAAAGTTTCTTACGGTCTTTGGATACATAGACAAGATCACCTGTTCCCATCGTGACCCTTGCAGAGTATGCTGATGACATTGAAACAGGGACACCATCAACCGGATCGGGAGTAACATCAAGCCAAAGTTCTGGAACTTGCAGCCCTGGGTAAAACGCACAGGCTAGTAATCTGTCCTTGTTTGTCAATATGTACAAACCAAGTAGATTTGATTCTGGTAAATTCTCTGGAATTGGTATTTCAGGAGGAAGTTCGGGAAATTCTGGAAGTCTTGGCAATGGTAGTTCTGGCAGCAGAAGTCCATCGCCGTACCCGGTCGACAGGTAACCCTCACGAAGATTGATCCCGGTTTTTGTAGTTCCCCGATTGAATATTTTGAGGTTGTCAAAATTCTGTATGTAAACACGAGTCTTGTAAGGGGCTAGGTCGACAATTGATTTAACATCTTTAAGTGTCTCCGACCTGCTAGATAAGGTTACTACCTGAGGCAGATGGGCGCCATGTATTACAGATGTGAAACCATCGCATAAGTTGCGTCCGGCCAGAATTTTGAACGTCAGTAATTTTGTGTTAAGATCGTACGTTGCTTTATATCCTAGGTTTTTAGACTCTAACAGAGATGTTACAGCACTCATAACGCTAACACCGCTCACAAGTCCTTTCACGTGTTGGGCTAGCACAATAGGATCAGTAGAATTTTCAAACCTGAAGAAATCTACTTTCCTCGTAATATCTGTGGGATTGATAATGCTTTGATCTATCAAAGACTTTATGGATATTTGAAGATCCGCGTCTTCTAGCAGTTTGTCTTTGAAAACTACCCGCTGTTCTAGGAATCCTTCCATCGAATTCCCTTTGACAATAACCGCTTTGGAATCCGTGAGAATAGTGTCACGTTGTATATAATCTATGAGGAACAGTGTTTTAGTCTCGACGTGATAAACGTACATAAGTTCTTCGATGACTCCACTGATGTCGGATGTCTCAGAGATTTGCATGTCTATCAAGCTCGGCTGCGAAAAGCGAATGCTTATCGTAACGGAGAGATAGTCCATAATTTCAGCAACTGGTGTTCGGTCGTGGTCCAATAACAATAACATTATAGACCTCCGTAACCAGGTAAATATGATAATACCGATTCAGCACTATCAAGTCCGGTAATTGTTACATCGTTAGCACCTGGATCTATCCGAATCCAGTTATAGGGAATCGAGACTGCAGAGAAAATATTGTATACAGTAGCGCCCCTTGCTAACGTGCATCGTTTCTTAATACCAGTTTCAATTACAATAATATCATTTGCTTGCAGAGCTCCAGTTATCGCAATAATTTTTGTGATATCCAGACTCATTGCCGTTGCGTTAGACGCATTCGTTACTGTGATTGTTCCAGATGCGATGGGACCTGGGATAATTGAAGATATGCCGCATCCTGACGCTATGTCTCCAGGGTTTGTGAACGGTTCACTCGCGCTGTCGATCGTGCTCATGACAGATGCAGCCGTGAAAGCTGAATCCGGACATATGATTGTGACCGTCATCGTGGATTCTTTAGTAAATACAGGAGTATTACAGGACTCCACAACTCCACTTATTGAACGCAGCAAAACATTATCCGTTTCGAAGGCGAGTAGTACATTGTTCCCAGGGGCAAACACACTCGTAAGCGATTTGCGCTTGGTTTCAACATCGACATCTGTAATACGTATTGTCAGCACTATAATGCGCTGTTTTGGCGCTATACTGGAAATCACGGTCCTGTTAGGGAGTTTATCTACCGTGACTTCTCTACTGTCTTCGGCGATACCAGTAATATCGAATATGAGTGCCCCATCAGATTCTGAAGCACTCATATCCAACACAAACTGGTAACTGCCTGAATAAGCAGTTACTTTTTTTAACACTTACTGCCTCCTGTTCTGTCCGATTAAACTGTGAGTACGTCTCGCCACTTCTTCAACAGAAAGTGGGGACGCCGATGTATTATACTGGTTATAAACAGTTTGCGCCTGGTATGGTCCTGGTGCAACTAAACCTGCTGGACTTCTAGCCAAACTAAACCCGGGCGACATGCCTAGATCGAACTGCTGCGGACCGAAGGCGCTCGAGATAGTTTTCTCGATCGAGGACATAGCGCCCATGTCCAGCACTGGCGAAAGCGTTGGCTGGAAATTGAGATTGGTTGCTAGAGACCCATCCATGAAACTTAGCATAGCCTCTTTTACCGAATCCAATTTTGTTTTCACCTTTGACGGATCAATACCGTCAGCTACACTCTGCACGTAACTTGCGCCGATCTGCGAACCTTGCTGTGTTGAAGAGTTTCCGGCGACACCGTTTCGCAGTCTGTTTAGCATCCAAGTGATGAAACTGTCAAGAGCGGTACCCATATTAATGAAACCAGTTGGATCAAGCAGGCCCATTATTAGTCCTGCAACCACATACTTGCCTATCTGTATGAAGTCTTTAAATCTGGCTACTGTTTCTTTGCCCAGGCCTCCCGCGATATACTTGACTATTGTATACAAAGTTTTGTCTATTTCTATAACTGCCTCTGCAAAACCGTCAAGAAGGAACTTGATCATCGATTTAGCCAGACGGTTCATATTGGCTCGGAGTTTACCACCATCTTTGTCGATCGTGTCGGCTAATCCTCCGGTGATAGTTATAAAGTAATTGAACCACGCTTTTACCACTGGGACAGCAGTTTTGCTCATTGCATTCAAGAGTTTGATTTGTATTCTGTTAAAGAGATTTGCGTAAGTCCCAATATTCTTTTCCAGATCTACAAGAATGGTCATGAGAAATAAAGCCACCGTGTTATATAATTTAGGACCGAGTACATACAGCGTATCCAGAATGGCGCCAACGATAACTATGAATGCTTTCGTTATGTATGGAACAGCGGCTATAATGGCCGTGCACATAGTGACGATCATCACAGTTCCTATATAGTATAACGTTGGATAGATCCTTACTATGGCTTTTGGCATGGCGAGCGCAAAAGCGACAATAGCATCTCCTAACTTCGGAATGCTCTTAATGAAGGAGTCTATCATTTTAGTTCCGCCTTCGGCTAGTAGAACCAGACCTTCAGCAAACAGTCTAACACCAGTGCCAGCGAATAGTACGCCAGTTCCGAATGCCATAAAGCCTACTCCGGCTATCAGCAAAGTCGCAGCAACAGCTAGAAGCGCAGCTTCCAATGGAGGGAATGCAACCACTAAGGCGCCGAGTGCGAGTAGAATAACAACAAGTACGCCCAACGCTGCCCCGCCAAGTAACACAGCTTTGAAGTCTACATTCTTGAACAAAGATAGCGCTAGGGCAAACGCGGCAAGACCTGCAGACAGCACTAAGAACGCGCCTATATTGTCGATAATGTCGGGCTTTATAAGTGATACAGCCCCGTATAAGATAGCTACGCTTAAACCGATAGCTGTAGATGCTAACAGTACCTTACCGGCGTCTATTTGTGCTATAATCAAGAATGCTGCACCTAGTCCAGCGACTGCCAGTGCCATAAGAGCCAGCTTACCTATACCAGCAAGTTTTATTCCACCACCAACGAAATTGGCGAAATATATAGCCCCTAGCATAACTAGAACATTTGCTAAACCAGTTGCGATGGTAGAAAAGTCTATCGCGCCGAGATATTTGAATGCAAGGGCGAGCACGACAAGACTAGCAGCTATGCCTGTGATCGATATTCCAAGAATCAGCATCTGCGGGCCAATCGATTTGGCTTTAGACAGAAGTCCTACTATTAGCAGTAAACCTCCAACAGCACCGGCGGCTTTTCCCATGGTACCCAGTTCTATGTCTGAAAACATAGATATAGCTTTAGCCAATATCGTGAGAGATATCGCTATCGCAACCATTCCAAGACCACTGGTGAGAGACATTCCACCTAGATGCTTGTCTATGATCATAAAGATCTGTAGTGCACCGAGAATACCTAGCAAAGCTCCGAATCCCTGTATGATCTGCTTCATCGGAAGTTCCCCGAGTTTAGCAAGTGCGTAACCCATAATCACCACAGAACCAGCCAGCGCGATAAGAACGGGCGGTAACAGAGCCAGCTTTAGCGCACCGGCAGCCATATTCGGAATTGAGTCAGGTCCGTTTAGGATTGCGTTCA